AGGAAGGAGGTGATAAAATGAAAATCAAATTTATAATTGTAATTGGTTCTTGGCAGTTCTCGATTACAATTACTAAAAAAGATAAGTAATTTATCCCCCTCTCCCAGAGGGGTAAACTAAGAGTGATAGAACTCTAAGCCTCAACTACTTAGATTATATCACTTCTTAAATAAAAAATCAAGGAGTGATGAAAATGTTAAAAGAATTAATGAACCACAATTTTTTAGGAGTTAAATTTTTTAGAGATGAAGCTGGGAAAATATATGTAAGTGATGAACTTGTATACAATTCAAAACCAATTGAATTAGAAGGATATCAAATCTTATTTGAAATGTTCCATTCTAGAGAAGATGTTGAAGCTATAAAAAGACAAATAGAAATAGCTAAACATTATGATGAATGTATGGCAGGTACTTGGAAACCTGCCTCAGTTGAAAAAAAATTTAATAGAGTATAAAAGGAGTGGTAAAAATGAAAAAGATCACAAGAAAAATGATAATAAACGCTTTAAATGACAATGAAATTAAAATAATATGTACTCACTTAGATAGTGGGTACTGCTCTCAAGTAAAAACACCATTTACAGTAACTGGAGAATATAGAGAACATTTAATCAGAATGTATAATCAAAATAATAAAATGTTTAGAGTTTATAACAATAATGAATTTAGTTGTTTATACGATAATTATATTATAATAGAGGGGTAAAAAGCCCCTCCAAGTATAAGGAGGATAAAATGGAAGAAAAAAAAAGAAAGGGGTATAAAACCCAGGAGCAGCAGAATGAAGCTAACAAAAGATATAGAGCAACAGAAGAAGGAAAAGAAAAAACTAAGCATAGCACATATAAAAGCCGTGCTAGAGTTTTTATAAACGAAATGGCTACATTTGAAGAATTAGAAGAATTAGAAATTTTAATAAAAAATAAATTAGGAGGAAACAAAATGAATTTTAATGAATTTGAAAAAGAAATAAAAATTATAGAAGAAAAAACAGGGATGGTATACAAATTTAATGAAAATACTTATATGCACACATTTACAAATGGTGATGAAAAAATAGAATTTTATGATCATCTAGATGAAAAAGAAATGAGAAGTGATTACAGAAGAATTATAAAAGAAATGAAAGAATATTTTAAAATAAAATAAAAATATAAAAAAAGAAAGATGATTAATAAATTTAATTGTCTTTCTTTTGCTATTAAAAAAGGAGAAATGAAAAATGAAAGTATTAAGAATAGTTTTAAAACAAAGTTCAGCAAACTATAGAAAAGCAGGAACAATTGATAATAAAATGACTTATCCTTTGCCTATCCCTGCAACAATTATAGGTGCATTACATAATATATGTGGCTATGAGGAATATCATTCTATTGATATAAGTATACAAGGAAACTATGAAGCTATATCAAAAGATATGTATAAAAATATAACAGTATTAAATACTATAGCCGATAGGGGGACATTAGTTAAAATGATAGCTCCAAATACAATTTCGAATGCCTATATTGAAATTGCAGAAGCAGTGGATGATAATGCTAATTTCATAACTGAAAAAAATATAAAAATAAAAAATAAGGAACTTCTTGAAGAATTTAAGAATTTAAAATTTTTAAAAGAAAAGTTAGATTCAGAGAAAAAGGTAAAACTTGAAGAATTTAAAAGAAAAAAAGAAGAATTTAAAGCAGTTAAAGATGAACTAAAAAAAATAAGAACTGAAGAAAAAAACTATAAAGAAGAATTTAAAAAGTTTGAAGAAGAAAACTATTCAAAGGCTTATAGTCAGTTCAGAACTATCGTAAAAAAGCCAATGTTTTATGAAATTTTAAATAATATTTTTTTGATACTACATATAAAATCTGATGAACAGACTTTAAAAGATATAGAAAATAATATTTTCAATCTACAATCAATAGGAAGAGGTGAGGATTTTGTTGAAGTTGTCGAATGTAAAAAGGTTGAGTTACAAGAATTTGATACTGAAATAAAATCTGCTGAAGGACTATCTATATATCTAAATTATAACGATTTTCAAGAAGAAAAAATATTTAATTTAGATGTAGATGGAAATGTAGTAAAATCTGGGACTAAATACTATTTAGATAAATACTATAAAATAGTTAATTTAAAAAGAGAATTTGAAAAAACTTTAGCTATTTATAGTAATTATTTTAAAGCTAATAATAGTAGTGAAAATGTAAAATTGGATAAATATAATAATTTGAATTTATTAGTAAATTTCATATAAAAAGAGGGGTATGACGTCCCCTCTTTTTCTTGGATTCTTGAAAAAAAACCCATTAACATTTACATAGTCTAATCATATCATAAATTAAAAATATTTTCAAGATCTGTTATCTAACATCTGTTATATTTGAATTAATCTAAATTAGAATTAATTTGGTGCAAACAAAGTGCAAACAAAAATCTACTTCCCCAACAAAAAAGCCCTCAACTTTTTGCAAGTTCGGGCTTTTTTGTAGAAATTAAACTATTTTTAAAATATGATTTCTAAAGTATGCTAAATACCATTAATTCAAAATTTAAGTGTAGAATAAATTGACTTAACTTGAATTAGATGTTAACAAAGTGCAAACACTTTAATAATAACTATATATTTTATATACTGTAATTTTATATTTCATCAACAGCTTCTTTTAACTTCTTGAGGTTCTTATGTACATAAACCTCAGATGTAGTTTTATAGCTAGAATGTCCTATCATTTTAATAATTGCATCTTTATCTGCTACAGTATCTGATAATAGACTTGCGAATGTGTGTCTAGTATCGTGTAAGCTATGATATGATAAGCCCATATCTCTAAACAATATTCTGAAATGATTATCAAAAGAATCATAATCATACTCTAAGCCATCAAGTCTCTGCCATAAATGTTTATCTTTGCTGAAATATCTATTCTTAAAAAGCTCTAGTATTTTATCTGCAATAGGGACTTTTCTTATCCCAGCTTTACTCTTAGATGCTTCTATTTCAAAGTAATAATCTTTTAGATAAATATTTTTTCTGTTTACTTTTAACAGCTCACTTATTCTTAAACCTGTATAACACAGAATCAATACCATATCTATAATTCTATACTTGTCTACATCATAATTATATAAGTTATTCCATAATATTTGTAATTCTTCTTTACTAATTGGTCTTTCTCTATCTCCAGTTTTGTTACCTTTTTCTTGAACTGGTAATTTTAAAAACTTAGCATAGTTCTTAGTTGCCATATCGTTTAGAATTGCAAAATCCCAAATATTAGACCAGAAACTTCTTAATAATCTTAATGTACTATTAGTTAGATCCAAACTATAAAAAATGTTTTGTAACATAATACCATTGATTTTAGCTATCTCTAAACCATATAACTTTTTACTTCTTTTAAAATTAGTTTCATAGTTTGATTTTGTTCCTGGTTTAACATCTTCTTTGGACTTAATCCATAGATTATATAATTCTTCAAAAGTTATTCCTTTTTCTTTCTTCTTAGAAATTTTAACTCCTGTATTTTCTAACATTTCAAGATTATTTGTGAACATAGCTAGTTTATAAGTCTCAGCTTCTTTTTGAGTTTTGAAACAAGCTATAAAATCTCTCTTATATTTCTTTTCTTCTTCACTAAAATATTTAGGTCCTAATAAAGCCCAAGGTTTTCTCCTATTCCCTGATAGTTTAAAAACAGTACCCATTCCATTTGCTGCTCTCATAAAAAATCACACTCCTTTTAATTTGACGTACTTAAATAGAGTGTGTTATAATTTATGTGGATGAACAAAAAAGAGGACACACTCTTTTTAACCCCTTTAGAGTTACGAACTTGAGAGGGGTATTTTTTTTATTTTACATTATTAAAAAGCTTTAGTTAAGTTTAAAATAGCATTAAAAATAAATCCTCTTAAAAAGTTTTTTACTTCCTGTTCATCTACAACAGGATCTGCATTATATTTTATAAAACATAATGTTAACTCATTCAATATATCAGAATCATAAGTTATTTTCTTACCATTTTCTAAGAATATTTTTTTATCATTTATTTTATCCTTGTCATTAAACCAACTGATTGCATTAGCATAAAAATTAGAATTAGAAAATTTATCCTGAATACATTCTATTTTTTCACTATCTAATTTTAGAAATTTACACATTTCTTGAAAGACTAATACAGGGACTTCATCTTCCTTTGCCAATTTTTTATTTAATTCTTCTTTTGAAGAATATTTTAAATCATTTAAAAATTTATCAAACATTGTTAAACCTCCTAATTATTTTTCTATTAATTCTACATCTGTTACCTGATTTAATTCGCCTTTTGGGTATTCATACACTTTAATTATTGCTTTTTTATTTTTAAAATATTCTCCATAAGATTCTAAATTGTCACATACTCCTGTATACTCATATTCAATTTCATTGAAACCATAATTTCCATATACATTGTTATATTTAAATTGCCCCGTATGTTCAAAATGAAACTCATTTAATGAAATCGTAAGAGAATGTTTTCCAAAAAATTTGGTAGGAGTATATTTGTAATTATTAATGTATTTTTCTATAAATGAAAAAGTAGGATATTTTTTTAGGGACCACATCGAAAATCTAAAATATTCAGCTTTAGCTTCATTTTCTACCCATGTAGGATAAATCATACTATTTAAATCTATGTTTAAAAATCCAAATCTAGCATCGATATAATCTCTACTTAGTGTATATTCCTCACAGAAATAAGTTTTAATCTTTTCTATATCTTTATTTTGCTCTATAATATAATTTATAATATAAGCATTTAAGAATATATTTCTTCCAATTACAGTAGCTTCGATTTCCAGATATTTTTTTTCGGTATCTACAGAACTTTTACATAAACTATCTCCATAAAGAATAGGATGACTTGCGATAATATGTCCTGCTTCATGGTGGAAATTATAATTAGTTCTAGTTTTTACCTGTCCTTCAAAATAAAGGATAAAAAATTTTCCATATTTATATGAGCTATAAGCATCAGCTGATAATTCAGGATAATCAAAAACCCCATAAGGAATCAGCTCCCAGCCCATAGCCTTAAATAATTTTTCAGGTTTCCTCCAATAACGTTTTACATCTAAATTTTCTAAGAACTCAGATGCCAATCTGTATGCATCAGGATATTTAAACAATTAAGTCCCTCCTTATCTCTTTTTTGACAAATAAAAATCAATTAAATCATTCACTGCTTTTACTTCAGAATCATCTAATGCTCCCATTTTTCTAGCTGCAACATTAGGAACATTTTTAATTTCACCAGTATATAAGTACTCAATAGTTGTATTTAAAACACCTGCTACTCGTGCAACCTTATCTATTGAGGGATAAGCAGTCCCCCATCTTCTAATAGATCCATTTCCTAAATCTGCTCTTCTTTCAACTTCTGCTATACTTATTCCTTTTTCTTGGCAAAGTTTTTGGATAATTTCTAGCATATTCATTCTTAAACCTCCTATTTTTAAGCGATTTAAGCATACTAAAAAAAATAATTTTTTTCTCTTGACATTTAGAATGTATTCTAATATAATTAGAGTATAAGCTAAAAAGTATGCTTAAATTTTAAAACATATTTAATGTTCGGCAAAGCATTTTTTATATGTTGTTTTTATTATGCTTATACATTAGCATAAATTCTAT